CCGCCAGAACCACCTGATCCTACAACGTCTACATCATTTACCCACGCAGTACCATTATATTTTAAAACTTGTCCTGCCTGTGGAGTACCAATAGTAACATTTCCTAAATCAGAAAGTGTATTAGGTGCTAGATTAACTTTTCCTGATACACCATCAACCAAAATTGTTGAATCATCAGCTACAAATGTGCCTGTCATAGAAGCAGCTTGCACATTGCCTGTAAATATACCATCGCCTCTAACATCTAGAGCTTTTGCTGGAGCATCAGTTTTAATACCTAAATAACCAAAACGGTTAAAAACCATTGCATTGTCTGTACCTGTAGCACCAGATTCATTATATGTTAAAAATACAATTCTTCCTGGCACTATACCATCACCAATAGCAGTGGTATACTTATCCGGACCTAATTTGACAACTGCTGTATTTTCAAAACTATCACCGTCATAACCTCTAGCAGTAAGATCTAAAACACCATCGCCTGCTTGTGAAACTGATGGAGAAGCTAATGTACCTCTTGATGCACTTGCAATTATATCGTGTCCGCTTCCACTGGATACAGGTCCTGTAAAAGAAATTTTAGGATCAGTAGCATCTTCAATTTCTAATCTTGAACTTTTCATAGTATTCAGTTCAGTGTCAACCATTGCGTGATTGTCGCCGTTCCAAACTGGTGCTAATATTCTATTGTTATTACCGTCAACCAATACAGTTGAATCATCACTAAAAACACTACCTGTAATGTCGCCATCAAAAGTACCATTGAATAAGTTTGCAGCCATTGTGGTTGCATTTACATAACCACCTGCATCGATATTCAAATTAACATCAATACTACCGGTTGCGTTAATATTGCCTGTAGTATCAATATCACCTGTACCAGTTATATCATAGCTATTTAAATCAAGGTTGCCACCTAACTGTGGAGTTGTATCGTCTACAACATCGCCGCCGCCACCGCCGCCGCCGGATCCTGATGATACTTGATTACCACCAACAGTCGTTCCGTCACCTACCCAAAGCGGTCCTACGTTTGCACCTGAATAGTCTGTAACGTAAATTAATTCACCTAATTCTGGGGTATAAGACAAACGCTCAGCATTAGTACCTCTTTTAATTCTCAAAGCCATATGAAACTTCTCCTACAGTATTACTTTAATGTATTTATCACAATTAGGATTATTTGTTAAGCTTAAGAAATCGCTTTGTGCGTTTAGTGACATCTTTTTGAAGGCGTTTAGTATCTAATCTAAAATCCACTGTATCTATTTTATCATTGTACTCGTCTAAGAATGTAGCAATTATATCTGCTGGATCATCTTCATTCTTTTTATTGTGGACATCTATTTCCCACACTTTTTGGTCAAGAAAGGTTACAATTACTGTGGATACATATTCAATTGGGAGGTAATCGTAGTCGACATTATCTAAAATTTCCTCCCAATAGTCATTCTCAATATTCTCTTTAGGCACTTTCAGTTTTCTTTGCGGCTTTACGTTTTGTAGGAACAAGTTCTTCTGCTTGCTCTCTAAGTGCTTTTGCTTCTTTAAAAAGTGCATCAGCTTGTGATCTGTATTGTGCCGCTAAGTCTTCGTTACTTAGTGTTCCTTCAGAAGAAACTTCTTCAGTATATACTGTAGATGGATCAACAGTTTCGTTGTTTTCGGGTACAGTTTCACCATCTGGACCTTTTAAGGCTAAATCTGCTACTGTAACACCTTTTTGTTCTGCAATAATTTTATTTAAGTCGTCTAAAGATATTGCATCAGCATTAGTTGGCGTCATTTCAACCATACTGGTTTCAACTTTTCTAAGTTTACCTGTAGTATGAAATCCTGCTAACATATTTCTACCGTCTGGTAACATAGCTCTTGCCATTGCTTCACCAAATTCATATGCTTCTTGTCCAGCAGATGATTCAACTGCTTGAATAAGAGCATCGTGCTCTTCAGCACTTAAATTTTCAGTTTGACAAACCAAACAATTATTTGGTTCACCTGGTACGACTCTATAAGCTACTATAACTTTTCGCTTGTTAGCCTTAATTCTTCCTACGTGTTTAAGAGCCATCTTCTGCCTCCGTTGCTGGCGCCGGTGGTGGTGTTGCCGCAGCCGCTGCCTCTGCAGATTCTGCCGCTTCTTTGGCTTGTTTTGCTTGTTCTTCAACAGCTTTTAGGAAACCATCAAGCTTGTTATAAAGAGCTCCGACATTTGCGAGCTCATTTGCTTTGAATGTTCCCCGTTCAGTAGAGAGCTCAATTACAGCTCTTGCTAATGCTAGATCTTGAATGTTTAGTTCATTTGGATCTGGTTGTGTTTGTTCAGTCATTACTCTTTTACTCCTTGTATAATATATATTTTCTTGACTATCTTGTATACTTCAAATGTGGACAAGCTAACATAAAAAAGCTCATCTCTTTGGATAATTCAAATCCAACTGTTGTAACACTTGAAATAGTATCGTTCTGTATAGATACGTTTTCTCCTAGAAAGTATCTTCCTGTTAGATTATCTTCAATCCAATCAGAAAGCACTGCTTCTATGTTATAGGTTTTTTCCAAGTCAACAGTCTCGAAAGTAGGAGGGCAAAAGTTTACCCTCCTTATACCTAAAACATCTAGTGGATTGGTTTTTAGCTTCACGCAGCCTCCTCATAATGTACAGACATACCAAAAGGACCTTCCAAATTTTTATCGTGATGGCTATGAATAACAAATAATGTATCACAGTAATTTGGATCTCCCCAACTATCCCAAGCATAACCATCTGTAAACATAATAAATTTCTTAGGTTCAATACCTTCTTTTTTCATATATGTCCAATTTACCTCAAAATCTGTGCCACCGCCACCGATAACCTCATAGTCACTAATATCATTGCCGTCATCTGATGTAAATGTATCTTCATTATATACTTTAGTATCAAAACACCATACTGTGATTTTGTAATCTTTGTATTCGTCCATAATACCTTTAACTTCACTTAAAAAGTCTTTAGCTTGCTTATCACCGATACTACCTGACATATCAATACTAATACAAAGATCAATAGTTTCTTCAAAGTTCATACCTGGAAGTATTGCACCACTTTGCCAACCTTTACGATTTGGTCTTACAAAAGTGTAATCACTTTTAATTGTGCTTTGAATCTGCTGACGAAGTAACTGACGCCAGTTCATTTTAGGCTCAGTAAGTTCTTTAATCATACGTGTAATTTCAGCTGGAGTATTACCAGCACCTGCTGCCTGTGCGGCTGCCATTACTGCTTCTTTTATTTCGTCTTTAATTTTTTGCTTTTCGCTTTCAGATAATGTTTGCCCCTTGCCTTTACCTTTACCATCATCGTTGCCTTCACCGTTACTTGCTGGTCCTTCGCCCCACTCAAAATGCTCATCTAACATTTCACCTAATTGTTCAATATCAATTTTTTCTGCATCTTGGTACAATTGGTCATATACTTCTTCACTTGTCCAATCCAAGTATTTGAAGTCTTGGAAGCATTCTACTAACTTTGGCTTCATACCAATTCTATCTCTAACTAGAATATTGTTAACAATGTAATCACAAGCAACATTGTAAAGATAAGGATTTCGATCTTCACGTCTTGTAAGATGATCAAATACCATATGTAAAATTTCGTGTGCAATAACAAATTCTATTTCTTTGTTATCCATTGCGTTAAAAAATTGTGTATTGAAGTATAAGTTTTTACCATCTACTGCCGCAGTAGGAATAGTATCGTCAGCCGCAACAATTCGTAAACGTGTTGCCATATTACCGAAAAAAGGATGCCTTAATAGCAACCCAACTCTTGCAGTAATAATTCTATCTAGTACAACCTTTTGCATTTCTTCTAATGCTTCGGGTGTAATATTAGGATCTGGTTCCCAATTTTTTAACTTGCTTGCGGTTTTTTCTGTAGACATTTTCATTGCTACATATTGCGGCATAAAATCTAACATAATCATCCTCTTTTTATCAGTGCTGTAATAGTTATAACATTATTTAATATGATTGTCAACCTTTAAATAGAATAGTGGACAGTACGAATACTGCCCACTAGTTATTGGCTCAAGCGTTTTGAGCAGCCTTGATATACTTGCCGTAACGCGAGTGAAACTCATCAAAGCAAGCAACTTCATCTGGATCAATTGGAAGATTGTATTGTGTAAGAGCAAGTTTTATACCCATTACAACTAATTCAGTCTCGAAATTATCCATTGCAAACCTTAAAAAGTTGTTAACTTTGTTATCAAACTTCTTGTCGTTTGCATCGCTTGCTTCTTTAAGCTCGTAGCAAAGAGACACAGTTAAGGAATACATTGCACTGACTTCCTGTGTTTTTATCTCTTTTACCTTGCCATCCAAAATATCACTTGGATTAGGCATACTTCCCGCAATCTTGCGATGAGCCATAAATTTTACAGCTAAACCTTCACCTACTGCACCAGCAACAAGGTCTGTAGTAGAAGATTCATCTGAATCATCTTCGTCTAGTAGTTCAGAAACAAACGACCAACTACGTGGTGTTGCAAAAGAACGACTTGGCGATTTAGGATCAAAATCATAAAGATCCTGTTTAGCAAATTGCAAATAGCCAACAACGTCTTTGTGTTGCGTGTTGTCAACTGCCCACTCAAACCAGTCGTCAAAATTAACAGCAAGTTCTAAGTGTATAAAGCGATTTGCAAGCGGAGCAGGCATACGATACGTAACACCTTTGTCTGCTTCGCGGTTACCAGCCGCAACGATAATAACGTTGTCTGGTAATTTGTATTGTCCTACTCGACGATTTAGAATCAGCTGATATGCCGCCGCTTGTACAGCTGGAGGTGCTGAGTTCATTTCGTCAAAGAATACAACAATGTTATCATATGCTTTTGCGAATTCTTCGTCTGGCAATTCGCTAGGTGCGCCCCACACCATTTTACCTTGGTTAGCATCAAAGTACGGAATACCTTTGATGTCTGTTGGTTCCCACAGCGATAGTCTAATATCAATTAGATGGCTGTTTTTCATACTATCAGTAATCTGCTTGATAATATCAGACTTACCAATACCTGGAGGACCCCATAAAAACACAGGTCTCTTCTTTTGAAATGCCCGATAAATGCTTTTCTTAGCTCGGTTCGGACTAACTTGTCTTGTCATTGTATCCATTTTGTATTTCCTTATTGTTTGTATCAGTGCTTATACGTTACATTAACATTTAATAGTTGCGTTGTCAACCTTTTTATATATCTTTATATTCGACATTGGCGGCAAGCTCTTCTACAAGAGCCTTACCATAATCTGTGAACAAGATACCTTGCTCCCAAACAAAATGCTCAACATCTTGAATATGATAAAAAGTTTCCTGTTGTGCAATCCAACGAAGTGCCGTTTTACGATCGCCAGCACCAAGTTTAATTACATCTTGGACACGATCTTCAAATCGTGCAACACAAGCTGCTTCGCGGATTTTCTCCTCAGCCATTTGCTGTTCAAGAGTTTTGCAGTACTCGTCCCAAGTTTTCTGCTTTTCAGCAGGAGTGCAGTTATTCCAGTCTGCGTAAAAAGCTTCACGTGGACGGACACCATACACTTCCTTGTGTAAGTCTGAAATAGTATCTTCACAGTATGTAAACATTTGAAAGCCCTCTTTGCTTTGTTGCCCTATACATATAATATAAGACATCTTTACATAAAGGTCAACCTTTTTTCTTTAATTTTATTAAAAAACTTCCTGGATTATATTTTTGTTGTTTGCACTCTCTTACAAATGGATGGTTATTTGCCCAAGTAGGAAATTCTCGCATCATAGCACCTTGACCAGTAATTACAATACATTGTCTATGTCCGGAATAATATGCTTGATCAACGGATTTTTTAAATTTACGCCAACCTTCGTGTATATGTGATCCGTGTAAATCAATTCTCATTTTGTCTTTTCATTGCTTTTGTTAAGCCATATTTTCTTAAATCACCACTAAACAGTGTTAATTCAACTGCTTTCTTTTCATTTGTAACCGTTATGCTTCTATTTGTTAAATAATATGGACAATCAATAAACTTATCTAAAAATATTATAATTTGTGTTGTTAAAGGCATTTCTCGCGGATATGGAATATCATATGTTGTCAGTCCCATTTCTTGGATTGCTTCATATCCTTCATCTGTTAAACGTAACCCTCCAACATCTTTGTTTCTAGTATTATACCACCAAATATGTAAGTGTTCTTGTACTGAGATATCGTTGTATGTTTTTCCTAATTCTTTTAGAAAAATTTTAGTGTATGTAATTTTATTAGACATTAATCAATTTGTTCACCTTCGACTAGTTTTACTACTGTAAATTCATCTGTTTTGAACATTTCATTTAATTTTTTTGATAGATTAAATGCGTGACCTGGATTTGAAAAACTTGTTTTTTTATATTTTGGGCCAGGATAGTTAGTTAAAGAATTACTGCTTTTTAAATTAAAAGGTTTATTTTTATAAAAGACAGCCCATATTGCATCTGCTTCTAAAACCTGCTCACATTTGTATGTAACACTATTTGTAAACTCTAATAATACATTTGGCTTGGGTCTGCTCATATGCGCCTCCTAGTTATATACGCATATATTTATCCTTTTTAAACTATAGTTTTACTCATTTCCAATCTGAATCTGCACCAATAACTACTTCAATATCGCTTATATCTCCGCCTGCATTTTCTTTTACAAATTTTTCTAAATCACCATTTAATCTTGCCATTACTATTCCTAATGTAAATGCAAGATTTTTTGCTTGATTAATATCTATACGTAACTCTCTTGCTCTACTCGATTCTGCAGATTTTACTTGTTGTATAAATTGTTGTATACTACTGGTGTTTAGAGGCTCTATTGACATTACTTAAGGCTGCTTTCATTTCTATTTCTGTTTTAAATGGACCCATATATTCATTTCTTTGTAAAGTAATTAATTTTGGACAATAACTTTTAAGCCAATTAATGTTAAATCTTACTAGATAATATCCAGCACAATATAAACTTTTACTTTTTCTACTTTTGGTAAACAAAGGCAATTTACTTTGCAAATCATACATACTGTTAAAAGGCAGTGATCGTGTTGGATAACCGTGTACTTCTTTATCTGTGTTATCTTCTGTAGGAATCTTAGCAACGAAAAGATCTTTACCTAATTTTCTTTTTAGTGCATTTTCACTTTTATAAAAATCAATTTTGCCTTTTGCACTAACTACAAAGCCTTCTTCATCTTTTGCTAGAGTACCAACACGTACACCTGCATCTTCAACAATCCAAAATTTACCATCTAAAATAGGTTTTGCTTTAACCGTCATATATAATACCTCGCTTGTAATGGTTCTGCATATTGTGCCGCATTATCTGCAATACGCTGTAAATCCCACTTAGCACAAAACTTCATAAGTCTCATACCAACTTGGCTTACATTTTTACTGTCTGCTGATTGGATAGTTTTATTTATTTCTTGTTTTATATCATCAGGTTGTGCAGTCAAATCGCATAATGTTACATTTCTTGTGTAATCATCTAGTACACGATGCTCTACACCTTCGTGGTCTACCCAACGTTGTAACATCATATTATTCCAGTTAAAGCCTTTAGTTTCTTTATCTGCAAATGCTTCTAGTAAGCCGACTTTGTTCTTAGTACCTTTTTTACGTACACCTGGATAAGCAGAGAACACATTATCACTAGTGTCTCCACGCATACATTTCTCAAACAACATAAAAGCAGGTTCTGGAGCAGCCTTAGGCTCCTTAGTTTTCTTGTCTATTACAGGTTTGCCTTTGTCATCAAAGTAACCTTCGTGTGTAATTGTAACATTTTGTACACCGTTATATTGGCGCACATTAGGTGCAATAAGTTGTGCAAAGTCGCCATCTGTGCTAACAATTACGTGTTCATCATTTGGATGTGCTTGCACCCAACCTGCTATAAGATCATCTGCTTCTAACACAGGATTATGTAAAACTGTGCAATTAGTTTTATCTGTAACAAACTCTTTGAACTCGTCAAATATTTCCCAAAAGATTTTATCTTCTTCTGCCTCACGTGGGCTCATAGCATCACGATGTTCTTTGCGATTACGCTTGTAAGGCTCATAATAATCTTTACGCCAACTACGTCCTTCTAAACAAAAAACAACGTGCGAACCATTAAAGTCCTGCCACGCTTTCTTAATACTGTTAAGTGTAATGTGCATTGCCATACCTACTTTAGTATCAATATCACCACGTACCACGTGTCTAGCTCTAAAGAAAGTATTTGCTGTATCAATTAGTATGTAAGTCATAAAACTCTTCTTCTACATATCGTTTCAATTCGTGGTCACCAACATTGTCAGGTACTTCGTTTTTGTAAAATAATCTGTAGCTGTCACTGCCGTATTTCCCAATTCCATATAACATTGTAGCATCATTTCCGTCCCAAGTCAAGAACTCTTTACTCATTCTTTTCAAACGCTTATATCTTACGTTTACCATACCGAGACTTTCGATTATAGTTTTAATTGTTTTTTCCGGTGTGTTTAAGAAATGAACAGGAGTTGGCGCAGTTGCAAATAATGGAGGTAATACACGTTTTACTTGTTTTCTATTTGTACAATTTAAACAAATAACTCCTACCATATGTTGCCATACGTTTTCAACTTGCTGTTGAACCATTAGATCGTCACGCATTACGAAACTTCACTTTTTCCTTGATCGATAGGCACAACATTAATATAACCTGCACCTCTATCTGTGTCCATACCTTCTTCAATAAACATATTGTATACAATATCCTTGAACCATCTGTCAACAATCTGTTCTTCAGGATCGCCTTTTTCGCCATAGCCTGCACCAATAAGTTGTTCTATAAAGTATTTGTTCCAATCTAACTCAAAAAACCCATTTCGTACATTATCCTGATTAACCTTTACATCAAGTACATTTACCCAAGGTTCTTTCTTTTTTGTAGCATATGCTTTAGGATCTCGAACTTTCAATTGTTCCATTTCTTTAGCTTCTAAAGCAGCCGCCTCATCTTTAAGACGTTTTTCTTCTGCTTCAATGCCAGTTACTTTTTTAAGCCATTGTTTCATTAGTACTCCACTGTCTGTTTAAGATAATTAACTGTTACTTGTTTAGCGCCTAAATCTTCATCATATGATTCTTCCATTCTGTAAGACACGCCTTGTTTATATAATTTTACATTAAGTTTGTTTATTTCTTTAACCATTGTGTTAAGGTCTTTTACCATTTCGGTTACTTTTGGATCTTTCATATCAATTTCCTTATTTTTTCGTATTCCTCATCGCTTCTAATACCGTTAGGAACACTGTCAATATTTTTTTTAAGTTCCCCAGGCATTTCCGAATAAGCTGATGTGGAGTCTAGGCGAGAACCTCCACCCTCGTTCCATACAGAGGTCCGCCACCTCTTGTACGTTGAGAGTGTATTCTTCCGACCTACCCCCAAGCGGCATAAGATATACAGGGACGTCCACGCCCGCTTCGCGATATGAATCAACTGCTCTAGCAACTTCATCAACATCGTCTTGATCAGCAACAACAAACTTAAAATACATATTAGCACCATCAACACCGGAATACTGACGAGCAACATCAGGCTTAATAGCATCATCCCAAGACTCGCCCGATACGGATAGTTTTGGAGAGCAGCTAAAAGTGAGCTGAATTCTTTCGTGACCGCTGAGATAGTTGTAGAAGTCATTGTGTAAATTTTGTGTAGTGTTGGTTTCAATTGTGACATTCTTCAAATCCTTCATACGTGGATGTTCAAATAATTCTACGTACAATCGTTGCCACGCCAACAAAGGTTCGCCGCCAGTAAGTATTAAGTGTACATCCTGACCATTATCCATAGTCCATTTACCTTCTGGCAAAAGACTAAGCAAATGTTCTACAACTTCGTCTACGCTTTTAAGCATATTGAAATGCTTGAACTCTGGATAGATACTTGCATATGTATCACAACCTGTGTGTACAATAGGCAAATCATTAAACTCTTTTGTAGTTTCGTGTACTTTGTCTGCAAGAAGTTGTTTTACTTCTGCATTGTAACGTTCACCACGCTTGTGTTGTTCCCAACGATTGCCAACGCTTTTGTTAACACCAAAATTCATACAGCGAAAGTTACAACCGAAGGTGCGTAGGAATACACTAGGTACTCCTACAAATTTACCTTCGCCTTGAACTGAATAAAAAGCTTCGCTATAACGTAACTGCATTACAATTCCTCTGCAATGCCAAGTAGTTCAGCAACAAGAAAACCACTTGCTAACCAAACAACACTACCTGTATACAAGCATACAGCACATCCTGCTATACGCACAGCACTTTTTACTAAACTTATGTAAAAGTGTTTTTTACTTACATCTACTGGTTCTGACATTATGACCCCTGTGCAAATTGCTGTTGTAGTTTAACATTATCGATAAACTCTTTTTTAGTTGCTGGATCATTTTTAAACGCACCACGTAACACTGTAGTTTGTGTTAAACTACTGTGTGCTTTGATGCCTCTATTTTCACAACAACCGTGTGTGGCTTGTACATAAACACCAACATTTTCACTGCCTGTATGTTTCTGAATTTCATCAGCAATCATTACATTTAGTTCTTCTTGTAGTGTTCCACGCATAGCACACCACTGTGCAATACGTGTGTATTTACTCAACCCTAGTAACTTAGGACCAGCAATAATACCAATGTATGCTACACCTTTAACAGTTTGGTGATGATGTGAACACAAACTTGTAAGCTCACTTCGCACAACCAACATACCTTCATAACCTTCACCTTCATTTACATAATTAGGAAAAGCATTAGGTGCTGGCATTGGATCATATCGACCAGACATAATTTCGTTGACATACATTTTTGCCATACGTCTACCAGTGTCAATACTGTTAGGATCGTTCTCAGTATCGATAATTAATGTTTGTAAAACATCTTCAAACTTATAAGCAAGTTCGTTCTTGATCTCTTCAAGTTCCCACTCGCTTATGTGTTCACTAATATTATCATTTGCAAAAAAACGCACGTTATTTTTTTTAAGTCTTTCACGTACAACTTGACTGACTTTTACTTCTTCTGTCATTTAATTCTCCGAGTTATAGACGAGGATGTCTATTGTTTATAGTAACACTATTTAGATCTTTTGTCAACAATTAACTAAAATATTTTTCAATCATTTCAATTCTATCACTGGCTGCCGCCATAGTGTCTAATTCATTTTGTATTGCTTCTACAATATCTGCGTGTTCGCCTATGCCAACACTTTGATTCATATAAACCATAATATTCGTTTTAGCTCTTTCTAGCTCACCTTCGGCGTGCATTCTTGCAGCTTTGGCCAATTGTTCACTCATACTCATTCACTTTTCTCCTTCTTAAGTCTCTGTCTCTCTTCATATTGAGCTTTTTTTTCGAGGTATTGCTCCTCAGTTAAATTATGCCAACCTACACATCTGCCAGTTGGACTTCTTCCGCATCCACAGCTCATATTATCTCCTTATTAAAATATTTATTAATCATATTCCCAAGGAAACACTATCCAAGTATCTTCTTCGCTGGTGTCAATTTCTTCCCACACATAATCTACACCATCAAAATCTGTATGTGTCTTTTCACACATTACAGCAAAACGCACATTTTCACGCCATACATCTTCCCACGCTGGACTATCAGGTAAACAACCTGCTTGCCAATCTTTCATAATCCATTCAAACGTAGCACCAGTATCATTGATATCATCTACAATAAGAATGTTTTTGCGCATCTTAGGTTGGCTACGTCCTTGACTCCAAGTATCCGATCTGTCTTTTGTTTCAAGATATCCAAATGCTTGTTCTGCCATCCATAGATTGCTTTCAGGACTTTCTTTGCTGTCACGCAATCTAACATCTAGGGTATAATGGTTACAATCGAGTAAATGACTAAGCATAACACTTAGAGGTAATCCGCCTCTATTAAGACCTACAATATAGTCAGGACGAAATCTACTGTTATACATTGATAGTGCTAGTTTATGAGCACACTTTTGTACATCTTCCCAAGTGTAATATTTTCTTTTTATTTTTTCCATTCGTCCATCTCTGTTTTAATTTCAGTTATTTTTTCATTTGCAATACCAGCAGCCATAGATTGGACTTGTTCTAGAAGATGTCTACATTGTGAAGCATCGTATTGTTTGTTACTAATTTCCGAAAATTCATTTCTTATTCTATGTGCTTGTATGCATAAATCCTTCATTGAATTTATTCTATCAATCCACTGTTCTATACTATGTTTCATTAAAATGGTGCCTCATTATCTTTTCTGTTACCAATATAATCCTGATGCACCATATGATATATGCTTTTAAAATTTTCATATGCTTTTTGTAATGCAGAATATTCATTACACATATCTTCTACTTTGGAAACGCTTGGCATATGGTCTTCAAACTCTACAGGATCAAGTCCAGTTAATGTATAAACTTGATCGTCCATACTAATTAAATCGTCAAATGCAGTAGTATCTACTGAGATTGTACTACTATCCATTGAGTCTGTATTAATAACATACATTCCAGATTCGTCATTATCGCTTAATGTAATTGTTACTGTATCACCTGTATGATCTCGCATTATAGGTAACCCATATTTTCCATATGTCCTCTAAGATTTTCGATTGCTTCTAGCACACCTGGCCAATCTTCGTTTTGAATCATCTCACGTGCATCTCTACAATCTTCAAGTAATTGAGGATTTTCAGGCCATTCTTGAATGTTATCCAAAATGTGTTTTGCTTCTTCCTCAAACCACATAATACCTTCTAAAAATTCACCATCATCTAAATATTCAATGGCACGTAAAACCCAATAATATAAGTTATCGGTTCCTTTTAGTTCACTCGAGTGCATTTTTGCTCCTTTCCAATTTGTATTGATCTATACACATATCTTCAATTGTTTTTTCTAATGTTACTAGATCACTTAAATTATCAACTACACTGCTAACAGCATCGCCTTCTCTGCGTGGTGCTTCTACTGTAATTATTTTTTTACCAGTTACTTTCTCCATAGTACTGATTACTTCACGTACACTATATCCTACGTTTGAACCAAGACATTCGTAGTCGGTGTTTGCAGGTCCTCGTTCAACGGCATTGACAATGGCACTAGCCAAGTCAACAATGTGAATATAATCACGAATACAAGTACCATCCCTAGTAGCATAGTCCACACCAAAGATCTTAAGGTCGGGTAGTTTCTCAGCAGCCACCATAGCAGCAACACGAATAAGATGGGTAGGAACGCCCAATTGACGATTATGCCCGTCAGTACCAGATACGTTAAAAAATCTAAAAATTGTGTATCCATCTGCTTTCTCCTTTATCACATCTTCTGCCGCTACCTTACTTTTTGCATACGGTGATGCCATTTCCCAAGCACTACTTGTACTAGCAAATAATATGTGTGGACAAGTTGTTTTATTTAAAAGGTTTAATGTACCCATTACATTAACTCTATAGTATTCACTTGGCTCCTTCATACTATCAGGTACAACACTACGTCCTGCTAAATGTACAATAGCATCATAAACACCGCCTACATATTGTCCAGTAACATCAACATTATAAAATTCGTCACAGTATGCAGATACATCATTGTGTTCACCGTGAATGTTGATATCCCAGCCAACTACAACGTGTCCACGTTCCTTTAATAATTTACAAACGTGGCTTCCTATGTATCCTGTTGCACCTGTAACTAAAACTTTCAATACTTTGTCTCCGCTACGTGATCTCTATAACGATTGCTATCTCTTCGCCATTGTTCACCATTACCTTGCATAATATCAATGTAACGATCAATAGTTGCACTAGTCCAATTACTAATTGCACCTAAGTCTTTGTGTGGAGAATCTAGTAATGGTTGTAGTTTGTTCACTGCATCTTCTGTACTCCAAGGTACATACATTCTAGTGTGATCATTTGCAAATATCTCAGGAAAACTTCTATAAGCAGGAAACAGTACATTACAGCCTAATGCATCTGCTTCACTTACTGTGTTACTTGTCCAGTCTTGCAATGCACAATTAAACAAAACTTTACTATGATTTACGATATGATAGTAATCATTCTTTTTTAAGTTTTCATAAATTTTTATGCAACCTGCTTTCTCAAGAGCTCTAGCTCTGTCAATGTATTTTATATTGTTACTTCTTAATGGACCACCTTGTAAAATAGCAAATTCAATATCTTTGTCATTAAGTTGTTCGGCAATATCCATAAAAAAGTCTGGTTGCTTTTCCTGATCAAAACGTGCCGCAAAAACTACACGGTTCTCACGTTCATCCCAAGGCTTTATTTCTCCTACTCTAAGTTGGACTTCTGTTTTATCAAATGCAAGTCCACTAATATTGTAAATAGGTGCTTTCCAGTTTGCAATCTTCATATGTGCAACCATTTCTTCATTACTTGCTAGTACACCAGTAACAAACTCGTTACACATTTCTTCATACAAACTCATCCACTTGCCCATACCCCAAACGTGTACAAAGTCATCTGGATCAACTGCCTGTGCTAAACAACGTATCCAAACTTGTGGACGTTGCTCTGCTGGAATCTGATCCATAATGTAAGGTAACGATTCCATACCTGGTTGAAACATATCTTCAAAGAATACAACATCTTCTCCTGTAACTTCACCATTACGCATCATTTGCACTAGATTCATCATTTGCGACATTGCAAAATAAGAACGGCCGTGTGCATCTAACACCTGACCGACTTGAATTGCTTTTGTGTTATCAATAGTAGTACCAGGCACACTTACCCAGTCGATGTCACGTCTTAAAAACGCTCTTCGTGACCACTCTTCTAACTGTAATGTGTACCTGCCTTCATAAGGCTCTAAGCCCATATAAAACAGTTTTCTCATTAATTTCGTCCTTTATTCCGATTCTTTGCTCGGATCCAGTTTTTATATTTGGTAAAGGCTTGCCAAACACGAGCATCTTTTTTGTAAAGATCAGCTTGGTTAAATGGATAGCCTTCTGTACGACAAAAGTCGTGCAGTTCTTCAAGGTCGTTAAAAATTTTGTTAACGACAGGATTTTTGATAGTCATTTCCTTAGTAATCCTTTTTTGCTTCTAAGTTAGGATAAATGATTGAACAGCCGTTTTCGCCATCTTCGGCAACATCAATAACAACAAACCGGCCTGGATATTTGTTGTTAATTTGCGTGTACAAGTCGTCAGCAATCATTTCGCAAGACTTGTGGTTCAGTTCGATGGTCTTATCGTCATACAAACTTTCGAGCCAACGTTTAAACTGAATAAATTCAATATCTCTATCATTGTGCGTAACTTCAATTTGCACTTTGAAATGAAAGATATGCCTATGTGCAACACCTAAAAAACTTACGTCATCCCAGTCACCTGTTGCTAATGCTGGATCGTCTTTTGCCGCTGGATATAAGTGAATACCTTCTTTACGAAATGTAACCCATATACTACGTTTTGCAATTTCTAATGTTTTATTCAATTTTGCATTTTCCTCTCTAAAGCGCCTTAACATATATTCATAATAACGTTCTTGGCTCATATTGTCAACCAATGATTTCGTCTGTAGTGTATTTAGACCAATCAGTAAACACAGCCTTCTCTTTTAGGTCGTGCATTCGATGCACCCATACACCTGGGTTTGTAGCATCAAAATCTTTGTCATCTATTTTTAAACAAGCATTGTATCCAAGTTGACTAATGTAAGGTAGTTTTGCACTAATCATTGGAATAAATCTATTGTATTCTGTATAACCTGACTCTAATACATACTCTACATCTTTGATATCAAAGTCTAATGTTACCCAATATCCTTCTTTTAACAGTGGAAAGATCATACCATCATATGCTTCATCTGGTTCATAACTCATATTTGCACCAATATAAATGTGCTGTAAGTTTTGCTTTTCTGCATATTCAATAATATCTTCAAAGTTTTGTAAGCCTACTACAAACAATGTTTTCTTACCATATTGAGGAGTATGCTCAACTTCAGTGCCTACAAAAAAGTTTACACCTTCGTTTACGCCGCTATCATAATCTCTTTTCATTGCTGTTTCACCTGATATATTTCGTTCCACGTATTCCAACGTTTTTTTACGTATTCATTTAACTGTTCTGGTGGATAATTTTTTTCTTTCATATTGGCTATAATTTTATCTAAATCTTCTAAAGCCATTTCTAAAGCAAGTAACCTAAGTTCTTTTTCATTGGTATCCATTTACATATATGCCTTTGTCTATTAGCTCTCTTTCTATTCTATATATTTCATCTTTTAACCAAAGTTTTTCTGTCTTTAAACGTCTTAACTCTTCGGTAATATGATGAGTATATAACTTTTGTATTTCTATGTCAAGTGCTCTGTGCTTTTTTCTTAATTCTTCAAGATGAGAGAGTAATTTATCGTCGTCGCCCATTTAGATCTCCTCAAATAGTTCTCCGAACTTTGTGCTTGCGTTTACAGTTTTCTTTCCTACATTAAGCCTTGTGCCTATTACTTGCATCCAAAACTTAGAATATTTTGTTATCAAATCTAAACTTTTTTGTCTATCTTTTAAACTAAAGATCTCGTCTACAACTTGTTTAAATTCTATACGTTCAAATCGTTCGTCGATCAACATATAAGGATATTCTCCTGCGTCATAACGTTCGTTTGCTCTTTGTGTACTTTCGATATGCATCCATACATTATGACCCATTTGTAATGCATAACTAAATGAGTCCCACGATGTTTTACCTTCTTTACCAATTTTGTTCAAGTCGCCTGGTTTGTAAATACAGATGTCTTTAACTTGGCATTCTTTACTAATAGGAGAATCTTCAAAAGCTTTCAAAAGACCATCTGTTTCAAGTGCATCCTTAAATGTTCTACTATCTGTGGCATATTTCTTATCGTCTGCCCCAGGAGACATCATATAACTCCACTTGCCACGATCTTCTATACGTATAGTATGGTATACTTGTCCATTTGCTGTTGCTAAGAAAGGTGATGCACAGTCATATGTAATCATAAAATTTTTGTTGTGGTACTTGCGAACTGCACGTTGAATGTCTGTAAGTAGCACAGCCCACTCTAACTTACTTGTACCTAAAAAGTGCATAACATCGTGTACACCTTCTTCTAGTAAACCATCGTGTATTTGATGCACAAGTCTACGCAATATTAAATCAACATCACACATATTCTGTCCACCCATTGCCCAACCATTAAAGTGTGTGTCTGGATACTTTGCAGGATCACAATAGTCTTTGAATTCATTATACCAGCTGTCTGCATCAGCGTGATTGCTGCCTTGTAAAACGTTTAGTACTTTGAAGTTGCCGCGTCTATTGGCCATATAATACTTTGCGTTAATGTGTGTAGCATCTACAGCATCTTGATAGCTATGAATATTTGCTGCCTTTGCTGCCTTAGGATCTTGGAATGTCCAAGTTGGAATATCCAACATCATTCCGTAGTCCATATATTCTTCCATCCAGTTGACAACAAGTTCACGTTTCTTTTGTGCTTTTGGACAGTTTGGATTAGTCCAATCACCTTCCCAAAGTCCTTTTGCAATTTGGAAACCACCAGAGTCACCAAGCAACCAACTATTTTCTCTATCGCGGTTGCGTAACATATCTTCTTTTTCTACGTGTTTGTTTACGTCTAAGTCTGCGTGTCCTGCACTGTATAATGCCCACTTATAATGAAATGCTCCTTTATCAGGATTCAAAAAGTTTAGACTTTCTACTTCATTAAGTCCAGCCGGTACACGATTGTAATCAACGTATTCGCCAAAACGTTGTTTTCCTATAAATGTAGCATAAAAGCCACTTATACTTGGAAGAAACACAGCATAATCATTCTGTGTTTGTGTTAAATCCTTTTTCACGTATTGCTCTCTTTTCTAAACTTAACTTATCTTTTTGACTCATTACATATGCGGCGCCTGCAAGTATTAAAATTGCGCCTGCTTCAGCAACTAGCACCCAAGGATTTGCGTCTTTACTGTGTAGCACAATTAATCTACACAATGCTGTCATTGCAATTATAATAGGCAATGTTACAGGTATTCTGTTGCTTATAAAGTATGCACCAACCATACCTATTATTTCAGTGTATATAAAAAGTAGAAATAAATCTGCAAGTTCTATCTTGAGATTTAAAATCATAGAGTATACATCTAAACCAGCCGCAACAAGAGTAAGTATGCCTATCACTGCAAGCATACCTTTCTCTGTCATTACTGTAGTCCAGTGTAGTCTATTTTTTTCTTGCATTATTTCTGTTGCGCTGGTAGAATGTAGTCATATTTTGCCATACCACTGTCTACGCTAATTTTCATAGCACCTTGATCAGTAATACTCATAGTTTTGTCACCATCTAAGTTTAGTATAGCAAGTGTTTGTGCAACTGGCCACGCCCAAGTATGTGTAAGTTTTCCTTCAATACCGTGTTCAAATGTAAATGAACCTGCGTGTGTTGCTTCATCACCAAAGTAAAAGTTCAAGTTGTTATCTTCAGTTTTTACTTGGAACACTGTTTCTTCACTGTGTGCGCCTGACATCAATTTCATACGTGCAATTGCTGCCATATTAGGCTCAATCTCAACATCATATGTGCTGACTTTGAACTTTACACTTTTTAATTTTTCCTCAATAATTGCTTTATTCATAAAGCGATAATCATTTTCAAAATCACCTGATGCATTTTCAAAGTGTATGTGTGTTGGCATAACTTCGCCGTTGCGTTCTGCTTGCACAACTTCAATTTTAGCATTTTCTTTGTATTCAGGATTCTTCAAATGATAATCAAGTTTGCCAAGATCTGGCATACCAAATGTTCCATTAAATTCACCAACTGGCGAATGAGTTGTTGCTGTCATAATCACACTACGATCATCAGCCATACTATCAATTTGAGTATCTTCTTCTGCTGTAACTTTCAGTGTAGTAATAAAACCTAGTCTGTGTGTATGACTCACAATGTCTTGTAGAATATCTTGCATATTGTTCTCCGTTGTTGATTAATTATACTAACTTTTGCTTTACTTGTCAAGTGTTTGTTTTAACTTTGTGTTATAATATACTGCCGCTGACAATGTATTTAGATTAATATTTTTTTCTGCTGCCATTTTTAATAAAGCTTTTGTGTCTTTTGGAAAACACATTCCACCCCATCCACGTACACCTTCTTCTGGAAATACGAAACTATGACTTGAACCTATACGTTCATCATCTGTAATACCTGCTTGTACTTCTTCAAAGTCTAAATTGTATGATTGACAAAAATCAAATATTTCATTAAAGAAACTGACTTTAGTTGCTAAGAAAGCATTTCTAAAATATTTTATTGCAATAGCTTCTTCTGGTGTTACAATGTTTATACGACACTTTGGCCAATTATAACTATATTGATCACGCCAATAGTCTGTGTCACCGCTTAATATTATAGAATTTAAATTTTTAATGTCATTCATAAAGTTTTTAGCTCTTAAAAACTCTGGAGAAAAACATAATCTGTGATTAGGAAAACGTGTTTTAAGTTCTTGCCAACCTTGTAAGCTTATGGTGCTTTTGATTAATATTGGTGTTGTTTCGTTACAAAGCTCAACTGTAGTATAAACAGCACCCATATCACAACTACCATCATCTGCTTCAGGAGTTGGCACACATATAACAACTGCACTAGTATTTTCAAAGTCTGCAATCTTGCCTTGTGGCGGATCGTGTATAATTATTTCTCTTCGATGATTGGTAAAAAGAAGTTCATATGCTTTGCCAACAAATCCATATCCTGCTATAATCATTGTGCTAACTTCGCTTCCTTAAAGTATCCTAGTCTTTCCCAAGTATCTCGATAATCTTTTACTTGATACGTATTTTTGATTAGCTTTGCTAATGGTTCATCGTTGCCACCTGGCATAGTTTTATCACCAAAGAAATAAATGTTATCACTCTTCTTAAAATCATCTAGTATTTGACTTTTGTCTCCACCTTTACGATAAATGTCAATACCTGTTTCACCACCTACAGTAGCAGTGATATCAGGAAACTCTAAATTGATTTGAAAAGCAATACTTTCACGTTCTTTATTTTGTAAATCGTGTTCGATATAAAGTTTTCGTTCTCCTAGTGTACAATTACGTCCTACAACACTGAAATTTATTGTACCTGTGCGTTCTTCTATGTGATTACCTGTTCGTAAAGGAAAACTACTTGCTTGTAACCAACCGTTCATTAAATTATATAATTCTTTAGGAGCATCAAAAGATTTACTGGCTATATTTTTTCCTTTTTTATAAACATCATTGCCACTGCAATTATAACAAGACTCAACACTTTCACAAATATCTTCACCAAGTTGTTCAACTGTTTTTGCATAATCACTGCCAGTTACCAACCAAACTTTATTATCTATAATAAATGATTTAAAAAATTCTTTAAATTTTGGATTGATAGTTTGCCTACTTGGTGTAAGGGTGCCGTCAACGTCAAATATAAATTTATTCATTATACTTCACATACTCTCTTTCTTAAATCACTTGTGCTGAATCTATGATCGCGTTTGTTAAAATACAAGTCAATTTCACGTTTACGACAAATGTCTTTACCCGTAAAATCTTTGTCTCTGTACTCTTCTCCTAGTATTCTAACATCAATATGATACATTGTCAATATATCTTCTAGGTCTTTTTCGGTGCCATATGGAATAATTTCATCCACATACTTTACACCTTTCAACTGTGTATAACGTTCTACAATGGTTTGCACAGGTGCATTTTTTTCTGCTCTATCCACGCTTGGATCCATTTGTAACGCACATATTAGATAATCGCATTGCTCTTTTGCTTCACGCAACATTTGTACGTGTCCTGCGTGTAATAAATCAAATGTTGAACAAGTAAATCCTACTTTCATTTATGACTCCGCCTACCATCAAACGCACAAACAAAGTAAAGTTCTTTGTCTTTACCTTGGTACATATTAGATTCAACCCTATGATGTACACCATCTTTAATCAATACTACATCACCAGGACCTACTGGCATAGGGTTATCATCTAAATACATCGTACCTTTGCCTTTTATAAAAAAATAAATTTCTTCTTGTCCTTTGTGTATATGGCCTGATGTAGATTTACCAGGTTTCATTGTTGTACTACTTAACACTAAATTTTGTAATAGTGTGTTATCTTTAACAACATATCGATCGTCTTGTTTAGCAATAACTCCACCAATATCTTGTATATCTACTTTCAAAAATCAATCTCCCTGCCCTTGTTTTCCCAAGTGCCAAAACGTGTGGGCTCTGCACCTTTTGGTCCACCATATTCTTTTTCCATACGTGCATATTTTATATCACAGTAACCACAAACAACATAATGTCCGTCGTGCGGTATTTTGAGATATACTAATGGATGATCATTATTATCTCCACTACACGCTACACTATCACCGTCTATATAAACAATACGTTCTTGAAATCCGTCAACTCTTTTCATATTAACTCCATTCGAATAAATTGTTAAATGTAGTTTTTTGTTTTGTGCTTTCTAAGTCATATTTCAGCACACCAATCAAGTTATCTAGTTTGTTGTCAATAATCACTTCTTCCATAGCGTCACCGTCAAATGGCAATTCTTTGAACCAATCAGGAATACGTAATTCATCTGTTGGATATGCAACACTTGTGTATCCTAATGGATTTTGTTTAAGTTTACAAACAATAACTTTCATTCCATCTACAATTTCTTGGGAATATTTATCGCCGTTCATACGCTTGAGTGTATTCCAGTTAATACTTGCTCTCACGTGTCCAGGCATATTTGCTTTGCCTTGCTTTTCTTCAAGACGCTGATAGTGTCCAATCTTGTTTGCACGTTTAGGTGAACCTTTTTCAAATCCTGGACGTTCTTTGAATTCACGTCTAAATTCACTTATACTTTCTAACAATTCTTTTTCTTCTTTTAGTGCAAGCACCATATCAAGTAATGTTTTCAAATAGTCCTGCATAAACACTGGAGTATCACTGCGCTTCAAGTCCAAGCCCATAGCTTTAACTTTACCTAGTTTACCATCCTTATCTTTCCTATCACCTTCTAAGTCATATACACGAACTGCATAACGCTTCTTTGTAATAAACAAGCCTGTGTCTGCAACAACTTCTCTTGCGGCAGCAATTACTTCACTACGTGGACGTGGACAATGAAATGCATCACGCATAAAATCTGGAAATGTTGTGTTTGCTTGTTCGCATAGTTGATCATATAACGTAATAACATTGTCTTTACCCCAAGGCACAGTGCCAGCTCTAATTTCTTCTTCAAGAACAGGATATGCACTAAAGTAAACAGAATCTGTATCGCCATATATGATTGCTTTACCTACGTGATCATATTCACCTGTGATAATTTTGTTAACTTCGCTTGCCATATGTTTTGCAATTTGCCTACCAGTAAGTGTAGTAGATTGTCCAATACGTTTATCAAAGAATCTACAGCCTGGATTAAGAATAGCACCATACAAACTGTTCAAGTTAATCTTTTTAACAAGTTGCCTTTTGTCCCAAAATGCTATTTCTGTTTCATTACCTGCGTCAATTGCTTTACGCATTTTTGCTTGTAGTTCTTTACGTTCAGCATACCAACGTTTTAACAAACCTGGAATAACACCTTCAACTTCTGTTGTAAAAATAGTACCATTAGCACTCAGCATCCAAGGTTGATTGCTGTCAAAAATAAGTTTGTAAATTTCTGCACCACTTAACACGTGACTGCTGCCATCTTCCAAGTCCAGTGTTAGCGCAACATCTTTTCTTTGTTCCATTACAGCATCATATTCTAATGTTGCAAACTTACCTTCCCAACTTGCCGCAAAACTTTTCTTTTCTAGTGTTTGCGAATTATGCAAAAACTCATCTGTCAAATCAGGACGTATTTGTCCGATAATAGTTTCTGGAGCCATATTCATAGCACGAATAATACTTGGATATAGACTGTTTAAGTCCATACTGCCAATCCACTGATGTATGCCTTTTTTAGGATACGCAACGTATGCACCTGCCGCGGCTGTTTGTCCTTCGTGTTGTACTCTATTAGGTGCTTGCATACCACGTCTGTGTGCTTCATTAACAATAGCTTGTTCTGTAACTGCAACTGCACCTGCTGTTGTTTGTAACAACACAGTGTTGTCGTGAGCAATCTCATTTGCAAGATCAATAAAGCGTAACTTCTTGTCAATTTTGTCTAGTAGTGCAACGTCTTGTCTGTTGTATTCGATAAACTTTTTAAAGTCGTTGTTATAAAGCTGATCTAATGTGCCTTCATACACAGTCTTGTTTTCACCAACTTCCATTTCACCAATAGCATCCAGTCTATATGTGTGGCGTTCTTCATATGTATACTTGCGATACAGTTCAAGATAATCCATATGCACACGACCAATAGTATCAAACGTTTCAGCAGTTTTACCAAACTTTTCAAACTCTCTACGTCTTGGAAGTTGTTTCCACAAACAAAAACGTCTAGTGTCATCTTTACTTAACACCCGTGAAACACGATTTACAGTGTAAGGAATATCATAACCTTCACTGTTCCAGCCGCTTAGTATATCTGCATCTTCTATAACATCAAGAAATGCTTGTAGCATATCTCCTTCATTTTCATACAAATATGTATTGTCAAATTCGGCACATTCTTCTTGTGCTTGTTCCATAGTAAGTGTTTTGGGCGGCAATGCAAATGTTACAAGTGCATCAAGCCATTGTAAATGCACAGTAATAGCAGTAATTGGCATAAATGGATCACTTGGATCAGCAAAGCCACGTTCTGGATCAAAGTCTGTCTCAATGTCAAAAAATGCAACGTTGAGTTTTGGGGCATCTTGATTAAGATAGTGTTCACTCAAGCATTGGAATATTGGATTTACATCCGACTCAAACATTTTCTTGCCCTTGTTAATAGCAAGTTCTTTACGAAAGTCTTTTGTATTTTTACAAACTACACGTTGTAATGGATCACCATAAATGCTTTTGTATTTGCCACGTGGATCTTCATAGTAAAATGTATACTTCGCTTGATATTCAGTGAAATGCCTTTTACCATCCTTGCGTTCGACTGCACGGATAATATCTGCATCTCTATCAAAAAAAGCGTCTACGTATGGCATTTATATTCCTTTTTTTATTATAGCACAAAAAGCTGTACAAGAGCAATCGAATTCATTAGTACAAACCAAGCACAAAGTACGATTGCAAATGCTGCTTTTCTAATTACTGTACTTATTACGCCAAGTATACTTCCTATCAAATATAATGGTATAAAAAGTTCTGTAGCTGGATCTAATACAGTAAATGTTAGAATAACACTAGCAGCCATCAATAATGTTGTTTCTACCAGTTCACAATAAAAAGCCACGGGTGATAACCTGTAGCTTTCTTTTACATATTCTAAAATCTTATTCATCAGTATCGTAACCTGTGGTAGCTACGATTGTTTCTAAATCCTCAAACTCATCAGATACTCTACTCCAATCACGTTTTTGTGCAACTTTAATTGCTTTGTTGATTAGACTAGGCTTTACATTTAGTTCTTCTGCTACTGCTTTTACAGTTTCTTTCAATCCACCTTGTAGATCTTCAATTTCTTGTAATACAGTAACACCTTCTTTCACTAGGCGTTCTAACTTGGCCTTCTCTTCCGGGCCATACACACGGTCACTCATATAGATACTCCTTGTTATTTCTTATATAATACTACGTTTCTGACTCTTCGTCAAGTGTTTTATACTGCCATTCTTCAGTATGCCCTACACTCCACTTGGGTTCTGTTTCTACTTTGTAGTTTTGTGTGCATACTTTGAAGTCTGGTGTTAATAAGTTTTCTGGTGTAAGAGAACTATCACGCCATATTACTCTATTATTAGGCTGAGCAGCGAATTGACCGTTGTCCAGTTTGATAACATTAAATGATTTATGCTCAGGGTCGTGTTCACTAAAGTTAGTATCTAGAATAGAACTATCTCTGTGTGCATTATCTATTGTAAAGCAGTATTCTCCTGGATGCATACGTTTGTCTTTGCCGAAAAATTCGCAGCGTGATAGTAAGGGCTTTTGGATAACTGTGATATCATAATCAAAGCAATCCCAAAGCTGAAGAACATCCAAAGGTAAA